CTGTGCGCGCCCATAAATTTGGCGCAGGGCAATTTTTTGAAATTTTTTGAGATTTTTTGACCGAAAAAATGATTTTTTTATACGATTTAAAAACTACATTTATTATTTCAAATTAAATGCGTTGAAATGAGGTTTTATATTTTGGATAGAGCCGAATTAGAAAAGTTGTTTGATATTGTCGACGAGGACAAGCGAACATTCGCGCTTGATACTCTTGACGAGTATATATATTTCAAAGAAGAACTCGACAAGCTGCGGAAACTTCCGAAAATCCGCGTTAGTGAAAAAAATCCCGAAAAGCAGTTGATAACGCCAGCGGGAAAATTAATCAAAGACTATTCGCAAGTGTTAGACGCAAAGCGCGGGACGCTTCTTCGAATTTTATATCGTGTAGAAAGCTCGGCGGCTGATTCGTTGCGTGAAATGTTGAGTGAGTTTGAATGATGAATTATAAACTAAAAGCAGAAATTATTGTTGAAAACACAGATAAAAACACGACACAAAAAATTTTTTATGAGTGCGATCCTGATTTAAATACCGAGTGTAACAAAAGGTCGTGCGGCGATTGTAAACATACAAGTAACATTAGCTTTGCAAAAAGGTTTGATGTGTTTGATGACTAAAACTTATCTTGAACAATATTACGATTTAATAAAAAACGGTGAAGTCATAGTCGGGTATTGGATCAGAAAAGAAGTTGAAAACCTGATTGAAGATTTATCGAATCCCGAATACATCTACGACACAACGGAAGCACATAAACGGATTAAATTCATGGAAACGTGTTGTTTGCAATCAAAACAGCCGTATTACATGAAACCGTTAAAGTTAATGCCGTGGCAAAAAGCATTTTGGGAAGCCGTATACTCGTTCAAAATGGCTGATACAGGACTTCGGAGATTCACCGAAGGGCTTTTAGAGATTGCCCGTAAAAACGGCAAATCAACAATGTTTGCGGCTGACGGCAATTATGATTTGTTTTGCGGCGAGGGCGGCACGGATTTATGTTGCGCTTCAAATGATGACAGACAGGCGCGGTTGATTTGGTCAGAAATGGCGGGTATGCGCTCTCGTCTCGATCCTCGAAAATCTATCACAGGACAAAACCTGACGGAGATATACAATAAACCAAAAAACATAACAGTATTTCGACTTTCGTCTAAAACGCAGAATAAAGACGGTTTCAACATTTCGAAAACATATCTTGACGAATCGCACGACATAGCGGAAGAAAACGGACAAAGCGAAATTGCCGAGGCTTGTTGGCGCGGAATGTCATCAAAGGAAGAGCCGTTATTTTTGAATTGTACGACGCAAGGCTTCAACCGAGACTGTTATCTTGACAAAAAAATTGCTTATGTAAAATCAGTTATTGAAGGTGAAAAAGACGATATACATATAATCGGCTTTTTATTCGAGCAAGATAATGAAGCGGAAATTTGGCAAGATGAAGCGACATGGGAAAAGTCGAATCCTTCGATACGATACGGAGTAAAAAAGATCAACAAGCTCCGTCGTGATGTTGAAGTTGCAAAGTCTGACAAGGCGACGCGGATTCACCTTTTAACGAAAGATTTTAATATTCCTCAATCTAACGCCGAATCATGGCTAATGCTTGAAGATTATGACTATCCGCAAGAAATATTTGACCTTGAAGATTTCCGAGGCTCTTTCATTCTCGGCGCGGTCGACCTTGCGGCAACGACTGACCTTGCAAACGCTAAAATTTTGATAATGCGTCCGAATGATAAAACAAAATATGTTTATTCACATTACTTTATTCCTGAAAGCAAACTATCACAGAGCGACGATAAAGGCGCGGGGGCAGCTTATAAAGAATGGGCAAAACAAGGGCTTTTGACAATTCACGAAGGAAACGAAATTGATATTTCGGCGGTTGCCGATTGGTTTTATATTTTGCTTCGTGATTACGGCTTAAAGCCTTATAAAATCGGTTACGATCAGCGTTATGCAAAAACGTTTCTTGACCGTTGTGAAGAATACAGCTTTGATACTGAAATGTTAGCGCAAGGGCGATATTTGTCAAATGCAATGAAACTTGTTGAAGCGGAATTAAAAAGCCGCGTGATAAATTATCGCGGGCATGATGTTGACAAATGGTGCTTGAAAAACTGTTGTTGTCAAGTTGACAACGTGGGCGATATTCAGCCCGTGAAAGCGGCAGGGCAACAGGCGCAAAGAATAGACGGCGCGGTCACGTTAATAATGCTTTTTGAAATGTTGCGCCGATATAGAACAGATTATATGACCTTAATCGGGGGTGCTTAAAATTGGAGTGGTTTAATAAACTTTTTCGCCGTGCGCCGAAAAACAGTAAATTCGCGCCGACTTTCGACGGTTATGTTCCGATATATTCTCAATTCGGTACAAACATATATGCGTCCGATGTTGTTCAACAGGCGTTAAAATGTATCGTCGATGAAATGAAAAAACTCAATCCGACGCACGTTCGATATGTCAATAGCGATCCCGTGCCAGTAAAAGGCACGATTCAAGATGTTTTGGAATGTCCTAATGATTTAATGACAAAAAGCGAATTTCTTGAAAAAATCGTTTGGTTGCTTTTGATGAATTATAACGCGTTTATCATACCGACTTATTACACATGGATTGATGATAAAACGAACGCGGAGCGCAGATATTACGAAGCTCTTTACCCGATAAATCCGACGCAAGTTGATTTTATCGAGGACGCGAGCGGGCGAATGTATGTCACGTTTTGGTTTTGGAATGGGTATAAAACAACAATTCCTTATGATGATGTGATTCACATTCGATATAACTTTTCCGTTTCGGAATATATGGGCGGCAATAGGTTAGGACAGCCCGATCACGCGGCTTTGCTTAAAACGTTAGACCTGAATCATGAATTGCTTCAGGGCGTGGCAAAAGCAATGAAAGCGTCGTATGCCGTCAACGGTGTTGTAAAATACAACACGCTTTTAGATACGGAGAAAACACAAAACGCATTAAAAGAGCTTGAAAAGAAATTGCAGAACAGCGAAAGCGGTTTTCTCCCGCTCGATCTTAAAGCGGAGTTTACGCCGCTTGAACATGAATCGACTTTGGTTGACGAAGCGACATTAAAATTTATTGACGAAAAGATTTTGAGAAACTTCGGTGTGCCGTTGCCGATTTTAACGGGCGATTATACAAAAGCACAATATGAAGCGTTTTTCCAAAAAACATTAGAGCCTCTTATAATAGCGATTTCACAAGCATTTACGAAAAAGCTGTTCACGAAGCGCGAAAGGGCGTTCGGAAATAAGATTGAGCTTTATCCAAAAGATTTAATCTTTATGACCGTATCGCAAACGCTTGAAATGATTAACGTGCTTGCTCCGCAAGGCGGCGGCTATGTAAACGAATATCGTACTTGGTTAGGACTTCGCCCGTTGCCCGAACTTGAAGGAAAACGATATATGTCTCTTAACTGGATTGACGCAAACAACGCCGATCAATATCAGGTTGGTAAAGTCAATGTTGATGTTGTAGACAAACAAGAAAGTGATACTGTTATGGAAGAATAGGGGGTGCAAAAATGGGGATCAAACAAGGCGATCAATATTTAATTCCAATTTCAATAACAAGCGACGGCGAGCCGCTTAATATTGAAAATGTGGAAACCGTCGAAATTGTCATCGGCAATTTAACAAAAAAATATCCCTCTCAAATCAATTATGATGACACCGAAAACGTTTTTTTGTTCCCTGTTTTGCAAACTGAAACATTTGGCTTTAAGGCGGGATCAACAAAGCTCGATGTTCGCGTAAAGTTTACAAACGGAAATGTTGTCGGATTAGAGAAAATACAAACTATATCCGTGCCGAGTGCGTTGAGCGGGGAGGTATTGTAATGGCGATTAGTGTTGAAATCCATTCGCCGCCGCGCATAAATGCAGAAATCGGGAAAACAAAATTGTTACCTTCGGGGCTTCCTTCGGGCGGTGATGAAGGTCAGGTACTAACAAAAAAATCGCAAGCAGAGGGCGACGCTGAATGGCGTGATTTACCGACTTTCGACGGCGTATATGAAATTACTCCGCTCGTCGGGTCAGAAACAACAATGCAAACACAGCAACATTATCTTGATAGAAACATAGTGGTCAAATCTATACCTTACGCCGAAGTTGCAAACGAAGCGGGGGGAAATACAGCAACGATTGGGGGATAAATAACAAATGGCTAATCAGTATGTAAACAAGGTCGTATATGGGGGAAATACTCTCATAGATTTAACGGCTGATGATGTAACAGCCGACAAGGTGCTTTCAAGTGTTACGAAAGTGCATTTGAAAGACGGCTCACAGGTCGCGGGTACTTGCTCTTATGACGCAGATACTTCCGACGCAACGGCAAGCGCGTCCGAAATTCTCGCAACAAAAACGGCGTATGTAAACGGAACGAAGCTGACAGGCTCAATGCCGAATAATGGTGCGGTAACAGGAACAATCATAGCAAAGTTACAGGAATATACCATACCGCAGGGCTATCACGACGGAAGCGGTAAAGTTTCAATTTCCTCGACAGAACAAGCAAAAATTATTGCACAGAATATCCGAAAAGACATTGAAATTCTCGGTGTAACAGGCTCGATGACAGGTACAGAAGATGTACACGCCGAGTCTCCAACAGTAACGCCGACAACAACACAACAGGTAGTTGTTCCATCAGCACCGACATATAACTATCTCGCGCAAGTTACGGTAAATGCAATTCCTTATGTTGAGGTTGACAACGTAGCGGGCGGCAAGACCGTGACGATAGGTTAATGCTATGGCAAATAATCCTTACGTTTCAAAGGTACAGTACGGCAATAATGTTTTAATCGACCTGACGAGTGATACCGTTGCGGCTAATAAAATGCTATCAGGAACGACGGCGCACGATAAATCGGGCGCGGTGGTGACTGGAAACATTCCGTCAAAATCGGGGCAAACGTATACACCTACAACGAGCGCACAGATTATTCCGACAGGGCGATATTTAAGCGGCGACCAAATAATACAAGGAAGCGCGAATTTGCTTGCCGAGAACATAAAAAAAGATGTTAATATCTTCGGCGTTGTCGGTACGCTTGAAAGCGGTGGTGGTGCGCGTTTACCCGCAGAATATCAAGAGGTCGAATATATACAAACGGACGGATACGCTTATATTGACACAGGATATAGTTATTCAGGCGACGCAGAAGTCGAAATGATTATTTATAAATCGAGTACAGCGGGAGCACGTATTTTTGGAGCAGTAGAGAACAACAGCATCAACCGTTTCCAAATAGGGAGCAGTAGCTCTACTAACTTACAATTGTATGGTACTAATACAGACGGAACAATCTATACTAGTATATCTATACCTTATTCATCAACTGATAATCAATGGTTTCATCTAAAAGCGAGAATGCAATCAAGCTCTATGGGGCTTATTGATGTAGGGCATATTAAAGGTATATATTCAGACATTCAGCCATCAGCAACACCTTTGTCAGCGAGTTGTTATTTTCTCGCAGAGAATTATAATGGGACTGCTAGAATATCAAGTGGTATGCGCGGAAAAATGCTCGCTATATGGGACGGAGCCAATAAACTACTTGTCCGTGATTTAGTACCTTGTTATCGTAAAGCCGACAATGTAATCGGAATGTACGACCTTGCCGCCGCTTCGGGTGGTACGGTGTTTTATACTAACGCGGGAAGCGGAGCATTTACAAAAGGTGCAGATGTATAAAGGAGAAAAACAATGGCAAAGAAAGAGCTTGAAACAAGATATTTTCCTGTTGACCTTGAAACAAGAGAAGAGGGCGATTTAGGAATTATTGTCGGTAGACCTATTGTTTATAATAGCCGTACTGATATGGGATATTTTGACGAAGTTATAGAAAGCGGCGCATTGGATAACGCTAATCTCAATGATGTTCGTCTTTGCCTGAATCACGATACAAGCTATGTTTACGCAAGGTCACGAAAAAACAGCGCAAACAACACGATGAAATTATTCCCGAACATAGAGGGTATGGATATTGAAGCGGCTTTAGCTATTAAGACAAGCCCAAAAGCACAGGATTATTTTTCGGCTGTTGAAAGACGAGATATAACGGGTATGTCGTTTATGTTTAGCGTTGGTGATGAAGAATGGGAAAATCTCGACACAGATCATCCGTTACGGCGTATACGTTCAATATCTGCCGTCGTGGAAGTATCGGCGGTGACTTTTCCCGCATACGAAAGTACAGGAATATATGCGCGAAGCAAGGAAGCGTTGGAGAACGCTCGGTCCGCGTTGGAGAACGCAAGACAGCAACGCGCTAAATCGGTGGACACCGATAAAAATACATTAGCACTACTAAAAGAAAAAACAAAAACACTAATTTTAACAGGGGGATTTTGAAACATGAGAAAAGACATTCTCGAAAGACGACACAAGAGACTGCTTGATAAAAGAGCAGACCTTGAAAAGAAAATCGACGCGTCGGAAAGCGCGGAAGAAGTGCGCTCCATAAACGCACAGATTAAAGACCTGAACGCAGATATTGCCGATGTAGCTGACGAAATCAAAGCTATTGAGGAAGAGGAAAAGAGAAGCGCAGAGCCTCTCACGCCGCCCGCAAATGCACAGCTTCGCAACGGTGAAATTCGCGGCGCGTTCAAAACAGGCGAAGTAGACGAAAAGAGAGATAATGAAAATCCTCTTTCTACGCTTGAATATCGTCAGGCGTTCATGAAGTATGTACAGAAAGGAACGCCGATTGAAATGAGAGCGGGCGCGGCTATCAGCACCGAGGAAACGGGCGCGGCAATTCCGCTCACGATCATGAACGAGGTTATCAACACCGTAAGAAAGAGATACGGAAACCTCTATTCTCGCGTTCTTCACCTGAATGTAAAAGGCGGTATTGAATATCCTATCGGCGCACTTCAGGCAACTTTCAAATGGATTAACGAAAGCACGGTATCGCCGAGACAGAAAACCGCGCCGCTTGGCAAGGTATCATTCTCCGCTCATCCTTGCGAGCTTCGTATAGCACAGACGTTTGTTTCGCAGATTGAAGTGCTTGACGCTTTTGAAGTGAGACTTGCAGAAGTTATTGCAATCGCATGGCTTCAGGCTATGGATTATGCGATTGTCAACGGCACGGGCAACGGTATGCCTCTCGGAATCCTGAATGACCCGCGCGTTGCTTCTATGGGACAGAGCGTCACAATGACGGCGGCTGAAATCAACAACTGGACGGCTTGGAGAAAGAAACTCTTTGCAAAAATGCCGCTCGGTTATCGTGACGGTGAATTTATTTTCAACCTTGCGACTGTTGATTCTTATCTTGAAACAATGGCAGACGCGAACAACAATCCTGTTTTCCGTCAGGCAACAGGGCTTGAAGTTGACAGCGGCGACGCAAGAAATCCGCGCGGTCGTTTCTTCGGTCGTGAAATCGCACTTGTCGAGCCTGATATTCTCCCCGACTTTGACACAGCGTCGAGCGGTGATGTTATCGGCATTTACTGGCAGCCGAAAGAATACGCGATCAATGAAAACTTTGGATTCAGCCTGTTCCGTTATTTCGATCATGAAACAAACGAGTGGGTCGACAAGGCTATTGCTGTTACAGACGGTAAGGCTCTCAATCCGACAGGCTATATCCTTATTAAAAAGGCGTAATTTGAAAGGGGCTTAAAAATGGATACGACCATTGTAGCTTTAAGAAATCTTTATGTTGCGCTTGGCGGTGCGGCGGAAGATGTGGCGAATCTCGTCATTATTCCCGACCTTATCAATGCGATTGCAACACAGGCGGCAGAAGTAACGGCGGCGGCAACTACAAAAGAGCTTCCGAGCGTAACAACAACCGATAATGACAAAGTGCTGACGGTTGTTAGCGGTAAATGGGCAAAGGCAGATTTGCCGTCGTAAGCAATAACGAAGGAGAAAATGAGCAATGATAACACAGATTGAAGATGTTAAAGCCGCGCTTGGTATCACGGGAGATTATCAGGACAGAACTCTTGAACAATATATTGAAGAAGTCGAAGATTTTTTGCGTGACGCGGGTGTTGCGGAAACGAACATAACGTGCGGAATTGTTGCTCGTGGCGTCTCCGACTTATGGAATTATGGAAGCGGAACGGGGAAACTATCTCAATATTTTCTCCGTCGCGCTTCTCAACTCTCATTTAAAAAATAAACAAAGGAGATAAAAAAATGATTAACAACGATAGAATTGTACCGATTGAGAAATGTGATTTTCTCTCGATGATCGGCGTTATCCTCGGAATCGGCGGCACATCTTACGCGGTGCTTGCTTCGTCCGATGTTGAGGGAACTTTCTCGGTAACTGGAAGCGGCGCGGCGGGTAATAAACTCGCAAATCAGCCCGTTAAAACGCTTGACTTCGCTTCGGGCGTAACAGGCGGCACGGTTTATTTTGTACCCGCGTATGACTTCGCGGGAATTACGGTTGCGGGTGCAACGCCGACTTTCGCAAGTGCTTCTCTTGAAAACGATGACGTCAAGGCTGACGGTATTACGCTCTACAAGGCGGTACTTGCAAGCGGCGAAGTTACGCTTACGGCTGTAACTCCTATGGCGGCGTAATATGGCTGAATTTAGACCGTCTTTGCCGTTTTCGACGGCGTTGATAGTTTTGAAACCGACTTATACAAAGGTCGCGGGGGTGCGGTCACCTGTACTCCCCGACCTTAAAGACGGATTTCAAATATTTGCGTCGTTCAAAACTTACGGCGGCACAGATACAACGGTTGACGGCGTTTATTCGGTAGTTGATACGGCAAGTGTGGAAACATGGTTTAGACCTGATATTACAAGCGATTGCGTTATTGTTCTTCCCGCTACGGGAGCGAAATATCAAATAATCGGCGAGCCTGAAAATATCAATATGCGAAATCAATTTCTCACATTCAGAGTTGAACGTTTCAAAGGCGGTGCATGATTAATGTCAATCAAGCTGAAATTAGAGGGATTCGATGATCTTTTAAAAGAAATCGAAAAGGCAGAAGGGTCTATCGAGGCGGCTACAGAAAGCGCCATGAGATTATCCGCGCATATTATGCAAACGGAATTAAAAAATCAAATGGCAAAATCTAATGTCGATAAATCTTTAATTGCCCGTATGCCGCCTTTTGAGATCGAAAAAGACTTCGGCAGAATAATGGCGCGGGTCGGATATAAAAAAGGCGGTTATGATCCTGATAATTTGTCAGACGGTTACAAAGTTGTTTTCTTAAATTATGGAACGCCATACCGAACGGAACACGGAAAAATACTTGACAAAAGCGAAGGCGGCAGAATCAAGCTCGGATTTATACGAAGAGCGAAAACCGCCGCCAAAAGAAAAATCAAAAAGCAACAGGAAGAAGCTTTGAATAAAATCCTTGCGAGGCTGAAAGCACGATGAAAACATTATTAACATCAATACTCGAAACGTTTTGCCCTGACGATGTATATCTTCAAGGTACGTTAAATCCCGAAGTCGCATATCCTCAAAAATTCATTACATTTTTTGTGACGCAATCGTCGTTCGACGGGTTTTATGATGATAACGCCAGTTATATAAATTGGTATGTAAATGTAATGTTTTATTCGAACAATCCGCAAGAGGTTTTAGATTTCCCGCCTCAAATAATTAGCGCATTGAAAAATGCGGGGTTTATCCCTTTTAACGCGGGCATTGATATATTGAGCGACGTTAAAACTCATACGGGGTGGGCAATGGAATTTATTTATCAAGAAACACAAACAAATTAAAAAGGAGATTTAATTATGGGCGAATTTGTTTTGAAGCGCGGTCTCAAAAATATATACGCCGCTGAAATCCTGACCGATGACAACGAAACAGGATCAGGACACGGCTACACAACGGGAACGCCTTTTCATCTTATCCCCGCGGGCGAAATGACGAGAACGGTTGACAGCGAAAAAGTTGATATATATTTCGATGATACTGTTTTCGCTACAATCGGACGCGAAGCGGCAACAGAAATTCAGATTACGGGCGCAGCTCTCCGCGCCGCCGCTCTTGCAGTAATCAACAATAAAGATGTTGACGCGACAACGGGCGCGGTCGTTGACAGCGGCGAATTTGCACCGAAGTATTTTGCTCTCGGCGGTGAGGCTGAAAACACCGACGGCACGACAGAGTGGTTTTGGTTTCTTAAAGGGACGTTTTCAATCCCCGAACAGAACGACAAAACGAAAGACGACACGACAGACACAAACGGTATGCAGTTGACTTTCTCGGCGGTACAGACACAGCATATTTTTGAACTGAAAAATAAGGTTGCAAAGAGAGTTGTAATTGATACCGAAACAACGGAAATCAAATCTACCCAGTCGTGGACGGCACAGGTTGTCACGCCTGACAATCTTTCAGAGATTTGTCAGCTCAAATCCAATTAAGGAGCATACAAAATGAATTATCAGGAATTTATCAAGCCTGAATTGCTGATTTTAATTCCTGTCCTTTACTTTATCGGAATGGGCGTAAAGCGTAGTGTTATAAGCAATACGCTCATTCCTTTAATTTTAGGCGTTACGGGAATTTTACTCGCGGGGATATATCTTTTCGCCGCCGAGGAAATTATCGGCTCACAGGCAATATTTACAGCGATTTTCACGGCTATAACGCAGGGCGTATTGTGCGCCGCCGCCGCCGTGTACACAAACCAAATTATTAAACAGGCGAGCGAAGATCATCAGGAAAAAGAAAATAACGAAAAGGAAAATGAGGATAAATAAAAATGGCTAAATTTGAATTGCCGATATATGACGCAATAACGGGCGAAGTCGTCAAAACTCATAAAAGAAATTTTATGCCCGTTAATCTTTATATTCGTTTTCAGGCGTTAGCTGAAAAAATTGGCGCGGAAAAAATGAAAAGTGATAAAGATATGTTTGACGCGCTTGAAGGGCTTTTCCTTGAAACATTCCCCGAAATGACTTCCGAAGAATACCGAAATCAAACAGATATTGCCGAAGTGCTTATTATGTTTAAAGATATTCTTGATAAGTCAACACAGATTCAAAGCGGCGATTCAAAAAACGGGTAACGGGGGACGAAACTCCCCCGAAACCGTTGTCAATAAGCATGACCGAAATCGTCATGCTTTTTGCGGAAAAATGGAATATATCGCCGTTTGAAGTACTTGAAAAAGATATTGACGATTTTATTTTAATCGCAAACGGTTTAATCGAAAGAAATAAAACAGAAAATCATGCCGCAAATGACGCGGCTCAAAATAAAGCGGTTTCCCGTGAAAAATATGACTTTTGGGATATGTAGTTAGGTGGTGATTAAATGGCAGAAGAAAGGCTCGGTGCGTCATTTAGTATTGACGTTACGCAATTAAAAGCGGGGTTAAATACTGCGAACAGGTTAATCCGTGAAAGTCAAACACAATTCCAAAAGGCGGCGGCGGGACTTCAAGACTGGACGAAAAATGAAAATGCGCTGAACGCAAAAATTACTTCATTAAACAGAATTATTCCTGTTCAAGAAGAAAAAGTTAGAGCGTTAAAAGAGCAATACGAAAAGCTATCCAAAGACGGAATGAAAGAAACCGAGGATAGAGCTATTCAATTACGAACGCAAATTAACCGCGAAGAAGCCGCGCTTGAAAGCAATAGAGCAGAATTAAAGCGTCAAGAAGAAGCCCTTGAAGAAGTTAAAAAAGCAAGTGATGACGCGGGCGATTCAATCGAAGAAACAGGCGATAAAGCGAACGATACAAGCGGCAAATTTACCGTAATGAAAGGTGCGCTTGCAAGCCTTGTCGCTGACGGCTTTAGAATGGCTATTGACGCGGCGAAACAATTTGCAACGGAGCTTGTAAATGTCGGCATAACGTTTGATGATTCAATGGCGAAGGTTGCCGCCGTTTCGGGCGCGACAGGAACGGAGCTTGAACAGCTTCGCGCAAAAGCTAAAGAGCTTGGCGAAAGCACAAAATTCACGGCTTCCGAATCCGCTGAAGCCTTTAACTATATGGCTATGGCGGGTTGGAAAACCGAAGATATGCTCAATGGTATTGAGGGCATTTTGAATCTTGCCGCCGCGTCGGGGGCTGATCTTGCAACAACTTCGGATATTGTTACGGACGCGCTTACAGCTATGGGGTATGAAGCAAAAGACGCGGGGCGGCTTGCCGATGTTATGGCGGCGGCTTCATCAAACGCTAATACAAACGTTGAAATGATGGGCTTAACATTCCAGTACGCCGCGCCTCTTGTCGGTGCGCTCGGTTATTCAATGGAAGATACGGCGAAAGCAATCGGGCTAATGGCAAATAGCGGCGTGAAGGGTGAAAAAGCGGGAACGGCGTTACGTTCGATTTTTACAAGGCTTGCAAATCCCCCAAAAGATTGTGCGGAATCTTTGAAAGAACTCGGCGTTTCGCTGACCGATTCAAGCGGTAAAATGAAATCGTTTGACACGGTAATGCAAGATTTGAGAAAAGCGTTTGTTAATCTTGACGAAGTAGAAAAAGCGACACACGCAAGTAACATTGCAGGGCAAGAAGCGTTGTCGGGTATGCTTGCTATTGTAAACGCCGCTCCCGAAGATTATGCGAAATTAACGGCGGCTATTAATGATAGCGAGGGCGCGGCTCAAAACATGGCTGACACAATGCTCGACACGCTCGGCGGCGATATGACCGTTTTGAACTCACAGCTTGAAGGTGTTCGCCTTACTATTTATGAGCAGCTTTCCCCGACTTTGCGTGATCTTGTAAGCGACGCGCAAAAATGGCTTTCAAGCGTTGATTGGAAGTCGTTCGGGAAAAAAGCAAGCGACGCGCTCAAATCAATAATTGATTACGGTAAAAAGCTCGGAAAAAGTATTTTACCAGTTTTAAAAACGGCTTTAAATTTAGTTGGTAAAGCTCTTAAATTTGTTATAGATAATTTTAAGGTGCTTGCTCCGACTGTTTTACTTGCAGTAGGCGCATTTAAAGCGTTTAAAGCGGTTTTGGCGGTGACAACGGCGATACAAGCCGCAAAAACGGCTGTTGCGGGATTAACGGCGGGCGTTGGGCTTGCAACAAAAGCACAATATGCGTGGAACGCGGCAATGTCGGCGAATCCGATAGGCGCAGTTATAACGGCGGTTGCTTTGCTTGCGAGCGGTGTTGCGTTTCTTGCTACAGCGTTAAGCGACGCGGAAGAAGAAACAGATTTTTTAAGTGAAAGTCAGCGCGAAGCCGTTGAAGCGGCGAAGGAATCGGCAGAGGCTTATAGAGATAATAAAACGGCGGCTGAAGAAATGGCGGCGGCAAACGCGGCAAATGTTGATTATGTCGCCAACAATCTCTTGCCGCAGCTTGAAAATCTTGTCGGCGCAAACGGCGATGTATTAGAGGGCGAAGAAGCGCGGGCGAATTTTATTCTTGGAGAACTTAATAAAGCTCTCGGAACAGAATACAACGATCTTTCTGAAATTGTTGACGCAAACGGGAAAATCAAGCAGAGCATTTATGATGTTATTAACGCAAAAAAAGCTCAAATATATCTTGAATCCTATGAAGAAACATATAAAGAGGCGATTCAAAAAACCGCCGAAGCAGAAAAACGCCGCGCAACAGAAGCGCAGGGCGTAGCTATTGCGAAAGAAGAAGTCGTAAAAGCAGAAACCGCATTAGCAGAAGCTATTGAAAAAACAGATGAAGCGGCTCGGTCAAGTAATGAGTATGCTTTAAATCAGGCAATATTTGAAGAAGAGCAAGCAAGAAACGCTCTTAATCAAAAAAAAGAGGCGTTAGCCAAGCAAGAGAAAGCATATAAGGACGCGGCAACGGCGGCGCAAGAATTTTATAATGATATTGATACCTACGAATCAGCAAGCAAAGCGATGACGGAAGGTAATACGCAAGCAGTTATTGATTTGTTAGGCAATTTTGGCAATGGCTTCAAAACGGCGGCAAGCACAATGCGCGAGGGCGCGGAAGAGCAGAAAAAAATTCTCGGTCAACAGGTAATAGATACAGAAGTCAACTTGCAAATCATGGAAGATGACTATGCTAAATATTCCGAGGGTATGACCGACGAGGAAAAGAAGCAAGCGCAAGCGCGTATTGAAAACGCCCGCAAACAAGCAAGCGACGCAAAAGCTGAATTTTACAAGGTTGGCGGCGCAATAACTACAGGCATGGCTGAGGGCGTTCAAGGTCAAGATTGGGTGCTGAATAAAGCTATGCAAGTAACTATTGCAAAGGCTGTTAAAGCCGCAAAAGAAGCGGCAGAAATAAAAAGCCCGTCGCGCCTTTTCAGAAACAAAATCGGTAAAATGCTCGGTTTAGGCGTTGCGCTCGGTGTTGAAGATACAACAAAAAATGTTGTTAATACTGTTAAAGGACAGGTTAAAGCAATACGCGCCGCGTATGATCTTGACGGCTTTGCTCCCGCCGTTAGTGCGGGGCTGAACGTAAGCGGCGGCGGCAACGTAAACAACAGTAAAACGGTTACGGTTAATCAGTATAACACATATTCACAGGCTCACAGCAGATACGAACTTTATAAATCTAAACAGCAGACGGCGGCGGCGGTGCGTCTCGCTCTTGCGGGGGGTGTATAAATGTTACAGCTAATTTATATATCTAAATGGGGCGGGACGCTCAACCTGATAAACAATGAGTTGTTTTGGTTGACGAATGTTGACGGCATGACAATGGCGGCGACTGATATTTCGTCCGTTGTTATTGGCGACATAGACGGAGATCAGATTAATAATGTTCGCGCACAGCCGAGAGGGATTATATTTGATTTGCGTATAAAACCGAGCGTAAACGTGGAATATGCGAAGCGCGAAGTTTTGCGCATTGTTAAGCTGAAACAGGCTTGCACTCTCCAATGGACGCAAAACGACAGACCTTTGGTTATTAAAGGCGTTGTTGACGCTATCACAATGCCGCGTTTCAACAATGAAGTCACAATGCAAATATCAATTCATTGTGAAATGCCGTTTTGGGAAGATTTGAACGCAGTCGTTGCCGAGATCAGCGAAACAATCGGGCTTCATTATTTTACTTCTGATCCTTACGGTATGTTATATTTCCCGCCTGAAGGAATACCGTTTTCAGTTTACGATTTTAGCCGAACAAGAACATTTAATAATACAGGCGATGTTGCAATCGGAATGATAATAGAAGTTTTGGCATACAAAACCGTTACAAATCCGATTATATACGATCAGAACGGAAACTTTTTCGGCGTTGGGTACGGGAGCAAATCGCTCACAATGTACGCGGGCGACAAGCTCATTATCAATACAAACGCGGGCGAAAAATCCGTTACGCTGAACGGCGTTTCGCAACTTGACAAAGTAAAACCGCGTTCAACATGGTTACAATTTGAAGCGGGCGAAAATGAGTTTTCAATTAACAGCGATGACAGCGACACGGATAATATGGTGTTTACTCTCCAATACAAACAGAGGTATATTTAATGATTAATTTCGTTGAAATAAGAAACGCGGAGAGGGTCACAATCGGGATTATTGATACGGCAAATTCGGTAATATGGCACAGCAAATTTTACGGCGTTGGTGACTTTGAGATTTACGCACAGGCAACAGAAAAAAATCTTGAATTGTTGCAAGTCGGGAATTATGTTACGCGACAGGATAATGAAGAAGTCGGGATTATTGAATCAATAACCGTCGATTTTACAATTCAAAGCGGCTATATGATAACCGCAACGGGGCGATTTGCTAAATCCCTTTTAGACAGGCGTATTATTTACAAATTAAGCGGTAACACGAACACGCCGACGATCTTGCGCGGAAATGTAGAAATTGCGGTGCGGCAAACGGTGCTTGATAACGCTATTTCGTGTAGCTTTGACAGCCGCCGAAATATCCCGATTTTAGGGCTTGCCGCACTTAAAAACCTAACGCCAGTTATTGTTGATTCGAGCGGAAACGCCGCACAAAAACAAGTATCATATCAAAATTTACTTGAATATACCGATAGTGTTCTTCAGGAATACGGGCTTTCGGCAAGAGTTATATATAACGACAGCAATAAAATGTTGCTCTATGCCGTGAATCAGGGAACGGACAGAAGCACGGATAACACAGACGGGAACGAGCCGATTGTATTTAGTATTGAATATGACAATCTAAATTCAAGCAATTATTTATACGACGAAACAAGCCTCAAAAACGCGGCTTTAATCGGGGGCGCGGGTCAAGACCTTGAAAGGTTTTATTCGCTTCTTACGGGCGGCAAAAGCGGCTTGCAACTGCGTGAAATGTTTGTCGACGCGTCGTCACAAAGCCGAACGATCAAAGCAAGCGCACTTCAAACGGCTTATCCGTCAGGAACATTCACGGGATTAAATTTCGTTGTCGGCGGCGTTATATATGCAACGCTTGTTTTGAAACTTGACACGGAATATTCTTTGTCAACGCTTCAAGATACTTTTCCGACTGGATCGGTAAGCGGAACAGCTTTCAAAGTTGGCGGCGTGACTTATGCAACGGCGGTTTACGGAAAAGAAAACACTTATATTTTAACCGCTGTCGGATATAAAGCATATCTCGACGCAAAAGGCACGGACGCAGATTATGAATATACGGCGGCGCGCTATACGATGATTTTGAATCAGCAAGGAAGCGAAAAGCTGCAAGATAAAATTGTTAATGAAACATTTAAAGGTGATATAAACGTTTCATTTGGCGTTTGGCGGTATGGAGAGGATTATTTTCTCGGTGACATTGTAACAGTACAAGATAATTATATTAATAAATATATCAACACAAGAATAACGGAAGTAACGGAAGTGCAAGACGAAAACGGCTATTCCGTGGACGTTGTTTTTGGGGAGTAAAGGAGAGTTGAAACATGGCACAGAAAAGCGGATTTTTTGACGCAATTTTTAACGCGGGCGTTTATGACCGAACATATACGGCTGACGATTATTCGGACAATCTCGCCGTCGTTATATCAACGGGCGTTTTAAGAAGCCCAAACGATGATTTGAAAGTGACGGCGAACGGCTTAAATTTAACCGTTAATGCAGGGCGGGCATGGATAAACGGAAAGTATTATTATAATACTTCGGTGTATTCGCTCCCCGCAATTACTCCCCCGACAGGCGGATCACGAATTGACCGTGTTGTTTTGCGCCTTAATAAAAATATTACGGCACGAACAATAACTATTGAATATCTTCAAGGAACAGCCGCAACAAATCCTGTTGCTCCCACGCTTACGCGAAACGAAAATGTTTATGAAATTTGTCTCGCGCAAATTACCATTCAGGCAAACGCAAATTCTGTAACGCTGACAGATACAAGATCAGACAAAAGCATTTGCGGTTGGGTTTATTCAACTTCGGGCGATGATTCATTTTTTACGACGCTTGACAATTCTTTTAACGCATGGTTTGAAAACGTAAAAGATACTCTTGCAAGCGTGACGCTTTTCAAGCGGTATAAATACGAAACGACGCTCGGCGCGGCTTCAAGCTCCGTTACGTTTTCCATTCCGCAATATGACGAAGATACTTGTTTTCTCGAAGTGTATGTAAACGGATTACTCGCCGACAATTACACGGTAAGCGGCTCGGTTTTGAGCTTTGGCACAACGCTAATAGCGGGAACAGAAATCACCGTTTATTGTTTCAAGTCTATTGACGGAACGGGCATTATGTCTGTTGCAGACGAAATAACAGAGCTTCAAAATGAATACGCGGCACTTTCAGGCGTTTCAAAATTCACTTATGTTTGCACGGGGCAAGATGATAATATTTCGCTTTCGCAGATTGCACAGGCGATTTATGAGGGAAGTTATGATTCTTCACAGGTAACAGCGGCGGCAAATGCCTTTTTGACCGCTCTCGGCGGCAATACATGGCTTGCAAGTCTTTATGATTGGTCGCAAGTAACAATATCCGTTGTAGGCAAAGTAAACGCGAGAACGCCCGCGTATGGGAGCGGAACATCGGTCAGCCGATACAGATATTTTAATTTCGGTTTGATTGGAACAAGCAACAAAAGAATTACATTCGACTTTGCAAAAGCCGATACAATTCAAATTGCTCCTGAAGCAAACACAAGTAATATAATTTTTTACGGTACTGATCTTGATATTCGAAATTGCTCGGTTGATGTGGAAACAGACGGGGCAAGCTCAAATGTTCAGGTTGTCGCGGGAAGTAATGTCGGAAAAACGCACATTGAAAATTGTCGCTTTGATGTACTGGCTTCGGGTGATATAAAAATCGCGGCGCAAGGTACATTTGTAAATTGCTATTGTCGCGCGAGATCAGAGGCGGGACACGCGCTGTTATATTGTCCTGACAGCGATGATTTAATTCGCATTATCGGCGGCACACATTTAGCGTATGCGGTTGTTAGCGGCAAAACGGCGGCGGTGTTTTATACTTACGGAACAGAAACGAACGCGGTTATAATGGCAACAAATATAAATTGTCCGACTGTTACGGTTTCGGGATTTTGGCAACAGTATTTGTCGGTCGCTTACGCGGGAAAAACAATTATTGATTGCGTAACAAGCACAATGAACAGCGCGGGAAGCTACAACACGATAACCAATCAAGTATGGCTCTCTAAAGCGTGGTAATAAATAAAGACGGGATTTCTCCCGTCTTTTTTTGTTTTCCTAAAACCATCTATAATAATCCATTATTTCGCGTCCTTGCTCCAAACATAACGAGTAATAAGGGCAACCGTTTCTCTCGTTATGTGCGACACGGGCAAAAGGAAAGACGATAAGATATAATTCGACCTTATCGTCGTGAATAATAATCTTTTCAATTAGTTTATCATAAACCGATTTTACGATTTGCGGGTCAGGGCTTTCAATTTTTAACGCGCAATCTTCAAGAAATTCAAGAATCATATCTTCGGAAATAACACTTGTTTCAATACTTTCAAGGCGAGCAAGTTTTTCGTTTAAAGCGGTCAATTCTTTTGAATAATCCGCTATCATTTCCGAATAGACTTCTTCCATTGCGGCATTTTCTGTTATTTGGGCTTCGATTTTTTTCTTTTCGATTGCTTTTACAGCGTCAATAATTGTGCGTTTGCGTTTTTCCGCTGTTTTTAATTCTTCTTGCAATAATTGCGGTGTGCTGTCTGTTTGCGACATAATAAAAGAAGCGATTTCCTTGATTTTATCGGGCGTTAAAATGTACTTTTTAATTTGTTTTATAGCGTATTCTTCAAGTATATCTTGACGAATATTTTTTCCTGTACAAGTGTTATAATGAGCTTTCTTTTGGCATATATAACGACCATATCCCGTGACTTTGCCGCCGCGTGTATCTTTATAATAAGTGCCGTTATAGAAGCCGCCGCAATTAGCGCATATAATTTTTCCCGTGAGAGGATAAAAACGTTTTGTGCGGCGCGGGCGCGGTTGTTGTGAAAAAGCGGCAAATTTAGCTTGAACAGCGTCGAAAATTTCTTTGTCGATGATAGCGGGAACAGCGTTTTCTATTGCCAATGGCTCATAACCTTTAATGTCGAATTTTCGTGTTCCGATATAAAATTTATCTTTCAACATTCGACCGATTGTTTTACTCGGCATAAAATTTCCCGTTTTTTTAGATCGAATATCCCGCTCGATCAATTCGTCACGAATGGCGTTTAGGGAATAACCGTCAAGAAACATATCAAAAATAAGTTTTACGATTTCGGCTTCGGTTTCTTGTACACAGTATTTTTTGCGTGGTTTTCCTCGCGTCATTTCTCCAGTTTCGTATGTTGTATATCCATATTGAATAATGCCGCCGAGATAATATCCTTGTTTTGCGGCAATATACATTCCCGAACGAACGTGCGCCGCCGTTATGTCGGATTGTAATTCGTGCATTGCAAAGAGATTTGTTCCCGAAAATTTACCGTGCGCGGTTGATAAATCAATAGGCTCGATCACGGATTCAATAACAATTCCGTGCTTTCCCATTAATTCATGGTTAGTGTTGAGCGCGTCGCGGGTATTCCTAAAAGACCGCGAAAAACTAAAAACAATTATACGGTCAAACTTATCGCGCCCTGCGTCGTACAGCATTTCTTCAAGGGATTCTCGCCCTGCGGTTTTCTTCCCTGTTTTGGCTTCGTCGATATATGAACGAACATATTTATATCCTTTGCGTTCAATATGTTTTAAACATTCTTCTTCTTGATATTCAATCGAAAACGATTCCATTTGTTGTTTTGAAGAAAAACGAATATAGATAACAGCGCGAATAATTTTTCGCTCTTCTTCATGCTTGTCAATAATAATCATTTCTTTTGTAACTCCTTCATACTCAAATACAGCTTCATAAATTCTTGGTAAAGTGCCTCTTTTGTTTCTTCGGAAACGTTTTCGTTTTCAAAAACATCTTTCGCCCGCGCTAACAGATCAAACGCTTCGTCAGTTGCGGAAAGACCGAAGTAATCAAGCCCGACACCGAACTTCTCGGAAATCTCATTCAACACTTTAATATTCGGCGTTCTCTGTCCGATTTCGTAACACGAAAGCGTAGAACGGGAAACGCCGATTTTTTCCGCAAATTCCTCTTGCTTCAGCTTTCGGCTTTTGCGAAGATTTTTGATTTTATTGCCGATATTCATTTTTATCACCTCACGAGAAAAGATATTATCACATTTATGTTGCAATGTGTAGCACAAAGACCGAAAAATATACATCATGCTTCAAAATGAGAAAAAAGACCCACAAAATGCAGAAAAAAGCTCGTTATTTACAATTCGTTTACAAATATATGCTAAATGTGTTCATATTTAGGGAGTATAATAAAATCACAATAAAGAGAGATGTAGAGTGTCAAGCAGATATGTGGATTAAACATTACTTTGGAGCAAACGCGAAAGAAGTTGCAAAGCAATTCATCGAATAAGATTAATCAAGCTGCGCTAACGGCTATACGGGCAAAGGAGATCAGACAATGCGTTTATGGCACAAAGATTTAATACCCGTATTGCCGAGAAAACAGCTTTTAGGGCAATGGCGCGAATGTTGCTTGATAGCGAAAAACATAGCCGAAAAGGGTACGCCAAATCATTTGTTAGTCAATAAGGTTATGAATTATACGTTAGGTCAATTTTGGTGTTACGGACAATTTATTATTTTAGAAATGGACAGGCGCGGATATTCGGTCGACGATGAAAAATTCGATAAGTATTTTACAATTTCGGAACTTGATTTAAGTGCTACGAAATCGGATATATTTAGAGGGTGGCACGACAATCAATACTTGCTTCAATGCTTTTACAATCTTCAAGAAAAATTTGATTGCGGCGGCATGACAAACGAAGAATACAACAAAATACATACATTTATGATCGAAAGGGGGTTTAGAGTTTGAAAGGCTTTAAGTTATACGCATTAACAGCGTTTGCGGTCATGCTCGGCGTAGCTACGTTCTATTTCACGTTAAAAGTATCTTTTGATGAAATGGCGCAAATGAGAGCCGAAACCGAAACCGAAACCGAAACGGTTGAAGAAACGCAACTTGAATTTGAGCCGATAGAAAGCGAAGCAGAGATTGAGCCGATAGAAGTTGAAAGTGAAAAAACAAGCGAATCAAACGCAGAAACGGAAGAAAATATATCAATTTCAACTTTTGATTATGATGATTTAATGCTTTTGGCAAAAATCGTACAGAATGAAGCGGGTTGCGATTTCTGCACAGACGAACATCAACGCGCCGTTGCAAGCGTGGTAATAAACCGAGTAAATGACGCACGTTTTCCCGATACGATTTACGGCGTTATTTCGCAAGGTTGGAACGGCGAATGTCCGTTACAATACAATGTTGGCGGCATTGAACGGTTTAACAGTTTAAAGCCGTCCGAACGTGCGCTTGCAAACGCTCAATACGTTCTTGAACACGGCTCAACGGTTGACGGGGCAATATGGCAAGCGGAGTTTATACAGGGCGAAATCGTAGCTTATTTTGCCTATCCCGAAGTGTATTCGACAATAACATATATATGCAAATGAAAGGAAACAAAAATGATTACGATTTTAGCAAAAAAGTATAGAAACGATTATTCGAATCAAATGTGTACAATGCGCTTTTCAAGCCTAACAGACTTATTTGAGCATTTAGTTAAAATAAGTTTAGATTTTGCAGACAAAAAGCGTTCTTGGATTCCTGTTCCGAGCGAGGGCAAACAATATGATTGGTGTAGCAGAATAGAAATTGACAATAAAACTGACTATCTTGATTGCTTTTGGATATACAAGATCGAAAACGAAAACGGCATTTTATATTCAAACGGTACATACACAGACGGAGAAAAGTTTTGCGCGAAATCTGTTGAGGATTGGCTTGTAAAGTGTAAACAGTATATCAACAAGAAAAATAGATTTGTTGAGGAATAGGAGATCAGAATGGAGGGAAGAAAAATTGTAAAGTGGTGTTCGTACTGCAAAAAGCCCATTAAAACAAAAACATATATTTATTGCCCGTATTGCACAAGAAAGTTAAAGGACGAAGAAGAATACAAAAAGTATAAAGCTATGAAAGAGCTTGACCGAGTACATTTTGCCGACGCTGATTGTGTATTAAGAAACGATGTTATACAGGTAATATGCAACGTTGAGCCTTGCGAGGTTGTGGCAAAAGACGAATACGACAAAGTAATAAAACATTGTGAATTACTTGAAGCGCGTTTATCACATCTTTTGTTAAGTGATTTTATACGCAGCTTTGATGAAGTAATTCCGCTTGGAAAAAACAAAGGCAAATACAAGCGAGATATAAGAGAAACTGACAAAATTGCGGGATTAATATTAGGGGAATACAAACTTGATTTGAACGGAGAAAGCGATTATGACCATGAACAAATTACAGCATGGTTACAATCGGAACACAAAAAAAACGTTTACTTGCGCTATGAAGATATTAATGATTTTATAGTTAAACTTGCTAAAACAGGGGAAATACCTATTTCATGCGCTCAAAAAATTACAGATGAACTGCCTTTTTTTAAAACAAAGGAGATTGACGAATGACAACAAAAGAATATATACGCGCAGTTGTTCGGTCTATAAATGACTTGCCGCTTGATGAAAAAGTCGAAGCTATAAACGAATTTAAGAAAGAGTTACAAGAAATTAGCCCGTTTCAAAATGAGCCTGTCGATTGTGTTCAATGGGTAAAAGAAGAACTTGTTATAGCAAATGACTATAACCCGAACACGGTTGCGCCGCCTGAAATGGAGCTATTACATACTTCGATAAAAGAGGACGGATATACACAGCCGATTGTTGTATATCAGCATGACGGAATTTTTGAAGTCGTTGACGGCTTTCACAGAAACCGCGTCGGCAAAGAATACAAAGATATACATGACAGAATACACGGCTATTTGCCAGTAACGATAATAAACGATGACAGACACGAAAAAGCCGACAGAATAGCGTCAACTATTCGTCATAACCGTGCGAGAGGGAAACACCGTGTAGAAGCTATGTCCGATATTGTGATCGAGCTTAAACGCCGAAATTGGAGCGACGCAAAAATCGCGCGTGAGCTTGGAATGGACGCAGACGAAGTTTTAAGGCTAACGCAAATAACAGGACTTGCGGAAATGTTTGCAGACAAGGATTTTAGCGAAGCGTGGGAAGTCGATATGCTCGACGAAACGGACTACGCTGACGAAAAGTTTGAAAGCGACGAAGAATGAAACAAGTCTATTATCATTATACCGTGTGGGAAGATTTCCAAAACGGTATGTATGACGAAGTAAAAGAAGGGCGGCAAGATCGAGTACAAAAAGCCGTTGAAATTCTCACAAACCTTGAATTGCTATATGAGCAGATGACGCGAGTAACAAACGAATGGATATATTGCACGGAGCAAAATTTCACGAACGCAAGTATCAATCATCAAGCGTTTCTCGGTCAAACGGCTTGTAACATTTACGCGGGGATCAAAGAGGACGAAACGCGGGAAGCGTGGGGATATTTAACGAACGCGCAGCGATACGACGCTAACAAGGTGGCTGACCGTGTTTATAACGAATGGGTGAGCCGTTATATGAAAGATAAAGACGGTTATCAATATTCTTTATTTGATTTAATCGACAAGGGGGAACAATGAAAAACAAGCTCGGAATCAATGTATATGAGGCGGCAAAACAAAGGATTGCTTATACATTCGATCACTTTGAAAAAATAATCGTTTCGTTTAGCGCGGGAAAAGATTCAACTTGTATGCTTCACATGGTTTGTGACGAAGCAAGGCGGCGCGGTCGAAAAGTCGCGGTCATGCTTATTGATCTTGAGGGTATGTATGAAAAAACGATAGATCACGCTGAACGCTGTCGGGAAATGTACAAAGATTGCACGGAATGGTTTTGGATTTGTTTGCCGTTGCATTTAAGAAACGCCGTGAGCGTATATGAGCCGTTTTGGAAGTGTTGGGACGAAGATCAAAGAGATATGTGGATCAGGGAGCTTCCGAAAGATTGTATACACGATGAAAAGTATTTTCCGTTTTTTAAGAACGGCATGGAATTTGAAGAATTTGATGTGCTTTTCGCTCAATGGTATGCACAGGGTCAGCCGTGCGCGGTGCATATCGGAATTAGAGCCGACGAGAGCTTGAACAGATACCGAACAATAGCAAACAGATATAAAGAAACATATAACGGTTTAATGTGGACGACGCGCGTCATCGACAACGTTTATAACTGTTATCCAATATATGATTGGAAAACACAAGACGACTGGATTTATCAGGGCAAGAATCCCGATAAACCGTATAACGAACTTTATGATTATATGCACTTGGCGGGGCTGACAATTTCTCAAATGCGTATATGTCAGCCTTACGGAGACGATCAGCGGCGCGGATTGTGGTTGTTCCATTTAATCGAGCCGCAAACATGGGCAAAGGTTGTCGCGCGTGTAAACGGCGCAAATAGCGGCGCGATGTACATAAACGAAACAGGCAATATAAACGGCTACAACAAGATCAAAAAGCCCGAAGGACACACATGGAAAAGTTTTGCGATACTTTTAATAAACTCTATGCCGCCAAAAACACAGGAACATTATAAAAATAAAATTTATAAATTCATTAAATGGTGGCAAGAGCGCGGTTATCCTGAAGGAATCCCCGACGAAGCTGATTATCAAATGGAACAGAAAAAAGATGTTCCGTCATGGCGGCGCATTTGCAAAAGCCTTTTGCGTAATGACTTTTGGTGCAAAGGTTTGAGCTTTACACAACAGAAATCAACGGCTTATGAAAAATACCTTGAAATGATGAAGAAAAAGCGCGAAGGTGAAAATCAAATGAGCCTTGATAATTTTTAATCTTTATGTTGCGCGTTGCAACAAAAATGAATAATCCGCAACATTTTGGTTTATATTCACGGAAAGGGGGCGAAAAAATGAGAACAAACCTTAAGATATTCAGAATAAAACAGCACTTGACGCAAAAAGAAATGTCCGAAAAAATCGGTTGCTCACGCGGTTGTTATTCGGGAGTTGAGAGCGGAGATCGAGAGGGTCGCCAATCGTTTTGGAACGACTTGCAAAAAGCGTTCAATATTCCCGATACGGATATGTGGACGTTGAAAAAAAATGAGTAAAAAGCCTGAACGCCGCTTTGAAACCGTGTTCATTCAAAGCGACAAGCCGCCAAACTTGCGCGTTATGGTTGATTTATTGATTCAAAAAATCAACAGAGGGGAGTTGAACAAATTTGAACAAATTAAAAGCCGAGAAGTACGGCGAACTTCTTCAGGAGATAGCGCGGGTTATGGCGAAGAAAAACATTAAAATTGAACTACTACACGAAGAAATCAACAGACTAAAACAATTACTTTTGAATGCAGAAAAAGAGAAAGGATAAACAAAAAATGGAAGAAAAAAGAGGAAACACACTCACCATAACAATAGCACGAAATTCTGACGGAGAAATTTTGAGGGTAGTACAATGCAGATCAATTTTTGCGGGTGTTGCAGGAGATTTTGGAGAGGCAGATTCGTGCGCTATTAGTTTGAACGAAAATTCGAACGGAATGGACGCGCTTGCGGCGGCAAATGCGGTCGACACAGCTATTGAAAATTTTGAAAAGAATAACAAGGAATTTGCACTTATTCGAAAGCTCATGAACGTCGCCAAAAAAGTAACGGGTTTTTCTGGAATTGTATCTGAAGTAGCAAATGAAGAAAGCGAGGAAGAATAAAAATGATAACATTAACAATAAAAGACGATAAAACGGGCGTAGTTAAAATGTATGACGTCAACGGGATTGTTGGCGGATTCGTGGAGAGGGTTATTGGCGATAGAGGCTTTCACGCGGTGGTTGCTACCGAAAATACTACTGCGGGGGAGTTTGCTCAAATGATAGCTGAAGCAGAAATCGCCGTTGAAGAAGCGAAAAAATTACTTAAGCATAATAGTTGGATAAAACGCGCGAAACGAAAGTTTAAAAAAGAAAATAGAAATTTCATACAGGAGAATAAAGAAAATGCCGAATAATAATGAAGTTGAAATCATTGAGGGCGATATAGTCGATTTGACCGCAAGACCGCAAAACAATGGCGCGTTGCTTGACGCGAACACCGACAATATTCTTTACCTTGCCGACAAAGCCGAAAAATATATCGAGGCAATGAACAGAATCATGGACGCGGCTTTGAAAATCACGAATGAGCTTGACTGGGTGTTGATCGGCGGCAAGCCGTATCTTCAGGAAAGCGGCACAACGAAGGTCGCTCGGCTTTTTGGAATATCAATTCAGCTTCTCGGAACGCCGACGGTAGAGTTTGACAATGAGGGCTATAAAACATACACATATAAAGCACGGTTTATGCTCAAAGATCAGTTTGTCGAGTGCGAGGGAAGCCGAGGCATGAAAGAGGACTTTTTCGCAAAAGCGGGCAAAGATAAACCGTTAAAAAAGCCCGATGAAATCGACGACAGAGATGTAAAAATGGCGGCTTATACGAATTGCCTGAACAACGGTATAAAACGCCTTATCCCGAATTTGAGAAACATTGACGTTGCAACGCTTGAACGTGCGGGGCTTGATGTAAACAAAATAGCGGGTTACACGTTCAAAGAAGGCTCGAAAGGCGGCACGGGCAAAGGCGAGGGAGAAAGCGGGCTTGTTTGCGAAAATTGCGGCAAAGCAATAACACAAAAAGTTGCGTCTTATTCACAGGGCAAATTCGGGAAAATGCTTTGTATGGAGTGCCAAAAAGGAGCGTCGGCGTGATGTTCAAATGTGCTGATTGTGGATTGATTTTCGACGAAAGCGAAATTGCAGTTTGGGAAGAAGATCGAGGCGAGTTTTGGGGTATGCCCGCTTATGAAAAAATGAGCGGGTGTCCTCAATGTCATAGCGGCGATATAGCCGAAATAGAGGTAAACGAAGATGAAAATAACAATTTATGATTATGAAAGTACAGCAAAAGAATGTGAAATTCCCGCAAGTGATGTTAAAGATATTGACACTATAATGGTAAACGTCATTTCGGGTGATGAAGAAGTATGGGTACATTTGAAGAATGGCAAACGCTTTTATTTTGACGCAAGCGATTGTCGCATTATAGCTTATGATGACGGCACTTATTTCGTTGAAGGGACTGAAAATATACAAAAATGGCTTGATTATAAGCCGTCGGGCAAAAGAACAGCGTCTTATGAAAGGCAAGAAATGTTTGATTAAAAGGCGGTGAAGATAATGACAGCCGAACAAATGAACGCAAAGCTATTCAAGGCGAAAGCCGACAAGATTCAGGTTTATCCGTGCAACAATTTGAGAGCTTCAAATCTCGGTCATCCATGCGAAAGATATTTATATCTCCTGATAAAACATTGGGACGAGCAGAAACCGCATGATGTGGGCTTACAAAATATTCTCGACCTCGGCAATGCGCTTGAAGAACATACAATAAACAACATCAAAGAAGCGGGATTTGAGGTCGTAACGCCGACGGTCAGATCATGGAAAGTCGATGTAAAGGGCGGTATCATCACGGGGCGCGAAGATATACGCATAAAAGACGAAAACGGCGAACTTCTCCCCGTCGAAATCAAAGGAATATCGCCCTTTGAATTTGACAAGCTGAACAGCGTCGACGATTTTCTCAAATCGAAGCGGTCATATATTCGCGGTTATCCCGCGCAGCTTTTTGTGTATATGCTTCGGTTTGGCAAGGAAAAAGGATATTTTGCGCTTACGAATAAGCTGACAGGCGAAACGAAGTTTATTGAAGTGCCGCTCGATTATGATTACGGGGAACAAATGTTATCAAAGGCTGAACGCATATACGCGGCGTTAGAAGCAAACGAAGCTCCTGACGCTTGCGATGATGTGACGCTTTGCGAAAACTGTTCTCTCGCGCATATATGCGGTCAGGTGCGACGTGTTCCCGCCGACGTCGATCTTGACGAGGAACTCGACGACCTTATAAACCGAAAGCAAGAACTCGCGCCGATGAAAAAAGAATATGAAGAAGTCGACGCGGAGATCAAACGCAAGGTTGGAGAGCGCGAAAAGGTTATCACGGGGCAATATTTGATTGAACGAAAATCATTTATCAAAAAGGCGTTTACCGTTCCCGAAAGCAAACAATACAGGGTAACAATAAAGAGGTTGTAACATGAAAGGAAGAAAAGAAATCAAAACAATAATGCAAGCAGTAAAAAATGTGATGTCAGACCCGCGAGAATTTGACGAGCGCGTTAATGCGGAATTGAAACAAGGCTTTATATTAAAATCCCGCAATTTTTACGAAGGGGCGGGCGATTGGAAACCTATTTTATTCGCAGAGCTTGAACGACGAATAGTAATTGACGACGATGTGCTTTGATGACTTGCAAACGGCAAAAAGGCGGGTTTTTCCCGCCTTAAGAGCCGCCGCCAGTAAATAATTGCGTCCAATATACGCCGTATTGACCGCCTTGATAAAAGCCGACACCGAGAGTATCAAAATTCGCGTTCATGATGTTAGCACGATGACCCGAACTGTTCATCCATGCGTTCATGACTTGTTCAGGCGTTTGTTGCCCAGCCGCGATATTTTCGCCCGCCGATGAATAATGAACGCCGTGATCCTGAAGCATTTGGAACGGCGAGCCGTAAGTCGGGGAAGTATGGTCGAAATAGTTTTTATCTGCCATATCTTTCGACTTCATCGTTGCAAGATCGGTCAATGTAGAAGAAAGCGTCAACGGTTTTAGATTTTGCTTTGCTCTTTCGTCGTTGACTAACTTCAAAACCGCTTCGGCTTGTGATGACGTTTCGTGATCGGTTGGCTCTTTATCTCCGCTTTGAATATCGTCGGAATGAGAGCTTTCATTTGTTCTCGTCCCCGTGCCATGTTCGGCGTATTGTGGCATTTCAATTTTATCTTGCGGAAAAATCAAATGCGGGTTGTGCAAATGGCGGTTAAGCTCCAACATTTTGTTGAACGGAACTTTATAACGTTGAGCTATTTTCCAAATGCTGTCCCCGTGTTGCACCGTGCATTGCGCAGATGAAACCGATGAAAAACCAAAAAACATAGCAACGAACGACATTAAAAGGATTGATTTTTTCATAATCGTATTATGTTCCGTTTGTTGCGGAAACAAACATAAAATAAAACGAGGTTTAAAAAATGGACGAATACAGACTTGAAACGTACTGGAACGACATACCGACAACGAGATCAGAAGCCGTCACATATCCGATTTTGAAAATGTGGTGGAACACAAACGAACGCGAAGTCAGGCGCATTTTACACGAACTGTCGAGCTTTGACAACGGCGACGATTATGTTTTGATTAGATCAGGCAAAAGCCGAGGTTTTTACAAGACCGACGACGCGGAAACAATAAAAGCATATAAAACGGAGTGCCTGAACAAAGGGCGAAGCGTATTTGCACCGATAAAAAAGATTAATAGAATTTTGAAAGCAAACACGGAGCAATATTCGCTTGTCAACAATTTGCGAGTTGTACGCGAAGAAAGAAACTTAAAACAATCGGCGGTTTGTGCGTATATGAAAGTATTTGACGAGCAATTCAACGAGCCGATGTTGTCAAAAATGGAAAACGGCGTTTGTTTGCCGACACCGTTTCAGCTTTTGAAATTAAGCGAAATATACAACTGTCAGCCCGACGATCTTGTAAAAACGGACTTGTATTATTAAAAGTTTATTTACAATTTGATGTAAAGCCTGTTCATATTTAAGGCGTAAAATTATAAAAAAATAATACGTTGTGCTAACGGCTAAACGAGCGGCGCAAAAATGGACGGTAAAAAGACGGAGTAATTATGGACGAAGAAAAGAGAGATAAAGCATATAAACAGCTTGCTCATGCAATCGTTTTTCAGGCGGTGCGAGATTATCGTGACGCAATACTATATAACGATTTGGAACTTGTTAAATCGTGTGAGCGATTTTTTAAATCGGAATGGTGTTTGTTTTTGGCGCAGTTGAACGGCGAACATTTAGCGGAGAAATTGAGAACTGAAACGCTTCGTTTTAAAGATCAAGCGTGTAAAATCTTTGATGAAAAGCAAGCCCGCAACGACACAGAGCCGACAGAAAAGGCGTTTAAATGCCCGACGTGTCGTGAGTGGTGTGATGTAACATTCGGCTATATATCGAAACGTGCGCGGTCAAAAGGCTATTTTGCAAAGTGCCGAAGTTGCGGGATTGAATACAAGCGGAAGATCGGAGAACAAAAAAATGAGCAAACTTCACGATAACAATTATTTCAATGTTCAATCATTTATGGTTAAGGATTTGAAGCTAAAAGGGAACGAGCTTGTTATCTTTGCCGTGATATATGGGTTTTCACAAACGGAAGATCAGGCGTTTACTGGCGGCTTGCAGTATTTAGCCGATTGGACGAACTCAACAAAGCAAGGTGTGATAAAGAGCTTAAAATCACTTTTAGAAAAAGGCTATATTATAAAAAGTGAAAAACATATAAACGGGGTTAAATTTTGTGAATACCGTTCAACTATGTTTAATGGTGAGGTAAACAAAGTTGAACAAGAGCCGTTAAACAATGTTGAACAGGGTATTAAACAAAGTTTACCTAATAAAGAACTTGATAATAAATCGGTTGATAATCTATATATAAAAAATATTGTCGAGTATCTAAATTCAAAAGCTGATAAAAATTATCGTCCAACAACCGAAAGCACGGCGCGGCATATTCGGGCGCGGCTGAACGAGGGCTTTTCCGTTGATGACTTTTTCGCGGTGATTGATAAAAAAGTCGCTGAATGGAAAGGCACGGACATGGATATGTATTTAAGACCTGAAACGCTTTTCGGCTCAAAATTTGAAAGTTACCTAAACGCGAGATCGAGAACAACAAACAGACGCGGCGCGAACGGTGTTTTAATTGCCGATAACGGCTATGATGAATTAGACGAGATATTTTGAGAGGTTAAAATGATACATGATTTAAAAATATTGCCAAAATATTTTGACGCTGTTGAAAGCGGAATAAAGCCTTTTGAGGTTAGAAAGAATGACCGCCCGTTTGCGGTTGGTGATGTGTTATTGCTTTATGAATGGGACGGAAAGCAATACACGGGAAGAACGACACGCAAATTGATTTCTTATATTCTCGATGTACCTGAATATTGTGCGGACGGGTATGTTATTCTCGGATTAAAAGAAGCGTATTAAAGGGGTGAATCCGTGAACATTGAAAACCTCATTAACAGCATAGCAGAACGAGCGGCAGCAGAGAACGCCGCGACGGACGGAGATTATACAGAAAACGGATTGCTCTATTGCGGGAAATGCCGAACACCTAAACAATGTGAAGTTGAGCTTTTCGGGAAAAAGCGGATTGTGCATTGTATTTGTCAATGTAAAGCGGAAAAGCTGAAAGCCGAAGAAGAAGAACGCAAGCGGCGAGAAAGATTCATGAGAATACAGGCATTAAGACAAGGTGGTTTTCCTGACGCAGAAATGCAAAAATGGACTTTTGAAGCTGACGACGGAACAAGCGAAGTTTCCAAAATAGCGCGTAATTATGTTGATAATTTCGATGAAATGAAAAAGCGCGGAAAAGGGCTTTTACTTTTCGGCAATGTTGGAACAGGAAAAACATTCATTTCGGCTTGTATTGCGAACGCCTTAATTGATAAAGGCTATCCGTGTTTGGTTACGAATTTCGCGCGGCTTGTAAACACGGTTTCGGGAATGTATGACGGAAAGCAAGATTATATTGACAGCCTTAATAACTTCGATTTGCTCGTTATTGATGATCTTGCAAGCGAGCGCGATACTGAATACATGGGCGAGATTGTGCAAAACATAATTGACAGCCGTTATCGTTCAAATCTGCCCTTGATCGTTACAACAAACTTGACAAGTGAAGAATTAAAAAAGCCTGTCGAGATCAGAAAACAGCGCATTTATTCAAGGCTATTTGAAATGTGTGTGCCAGTAGAGGTAAAAGGCAAAGACAGACGAAAACAAAAGCTCCGCGAAGAATACGGCGAAATCGGAAATCTGCTCGGCTTAAATGTTGCAGAACGCGACAAAAATGAAAATACGGACAGTAAAACGCCGTGATTATGACGCTTAACGCAACGTGCATATTTTCAGGAAAGACGCACGATAAAGAAAGGATTAAAAATGAAAGGTTTAAAAGTTTTAAGTTTGTTTGACGGAATAAGCTGCGGAATGGTTGCGCTTGAGAGGGCGGGTATTCCTGTCGAAAGATATGTTGCTTATGAGATCGATCCGAACGCTATAAAAATCAGCAAAAAAAACTATCCCGATATTGAGCATTGCGGTGATGTAACAACAGCAGATTTTACGCAGTATAAAGATTTTGATTTATTGATCGGTGGCAGCCCGTGTCAATCATTGAGTATTGTGCAAAGCAAAACGCGACAGCACTTAAACGGAAAAAGCAAGTTGTTTTTTGAATTTGTACGAGCCAAGAAAGAAGTAAAGCCGAAACATTTTCTATTTGAAAATGTTGCAAGCATGAATGACGAAAGCAAACAAATGATTTCAGAATTGCTCGGCACTATGGCGATTTTTATTAACAGCGCCGAATTTTCTGCACAAGAGAGACCGCGCTTATATTGGACTAACATATTCGTTCCTTACGGAAAGGAATTTTATGGATATTCATATCAGCAAGAAAACGATTTAGTTTTGCGGGATATTATGGAAAAAAACGTTTCGGAAAAATATTTCTATAATTATCCTTTGACAAACATTGATATGACAAAACAAGTGTGCGCGACAATGGAACACAATAATCACGAAATGCATAAACGCGTTTTTAATCCTGATTTTAAATGTCACACCTTAACGGCGGTTTGTGGTGGCAATCAACAAAAAAAGGTTTATGACAATGGACGAGCACGAAAATTAACTCCGCTTGAATATGAACGTTTGCAGACTTTACCCGACAATTACACGGCGGGCATGTCGGACGGCGCAAGATATAAAGCAATCGGTAACGGATGGACAGTCGATGTTATAGCGTACATTTTGAAAGGTTTAATCTTATAAAGGACGTGAAAATGTGAATAAGGACAAATTGAAAGCCGAAATTGAACGAATTGAAAACATCAAGCAAAATAAAGCAAGCAAATTCATTCACGAAGAATTAAATCAATATTTGAAGCTGTTGAAACGGCAGTTAAAACAGGCTGAAAAAGAATGATAGCAATTTATATCGCGTTTATAGTGCTGATGATTGCTTACATTTGGTATAGAGATAATTAAAAAAGGTGTTGAAAAAAATGACTATTAAAGAAATCAAAATAACAGAGCTAAAGCCGTATGAAAACAATCCGCGAATGAATGACGGCGCGGTTGACGCGGTAGCAAATTCTATTCGTGAATTTGGCTTCAAAGTGCCGATAATCATTGACAAAGAAAATGTCATCGTTGCAGGGCATACGCGACTGAAAGCGGCGCAAATGCTCGGTCTTGACAAAGTGCTGTGCATTGTTGCCGATGATTTGAACGAAGATCAGATAAAGGCGTTTCGGCTTGCAGATAATAAAGTCGGTGAACTTGCAACATGGGATTTTAACGCTCTTGCAAAAGAAATCGCAGAACTTGACACAATTGACGTTTCGCAATTTGGTTTTGATAATGCGGAAATAAACCCCGATCAGTATGACGAAGAATTTGAATTGCCCGATGGAGATAAAGGCGAATTTCAGCAGATGACTTTTACGTTGCATAATAAACAAGCTGAATTAATTAAATATGCGATTGAAACAGTTGACGAAAGCATAAAAAATTTTGGAAACACAAATAAAAACGGAAATGCTTTATATGAGGTAGTCCGTCAATGGGCAGAGCAAAAGAAATCGTTATAAAAGTAATTCCCGCTAAAATTGCAAATGACTTTATAAAAAAGCACCATTACAGCGGAAAAGTTGTGCCGAACAGTAAAATACATTTTGGCGCGTTTTTAGACAACAAATTACACGGTGTAATGAGTTTTGGGGCAAGTATAAATAAAAAAGGCACAAGAAATCTCGTCGAGGGTACAAGATGGAACGAATTTATTGAATTAAATCGCATGGCATTTACTGATTATTTACCCAAAAACAGCGAAAGCCGATGTATTTCTATTGTTATTCGTATGATAAAAAAGCAAGCACCGCATATAAAATGGATAATATCGTTTGCGGACGCTTGTAGTTGTGGCGACGGAACTATATACCGTGCAAGCGGGTTTGTCTTAACAGACATTAGAATAAATGACGCATTACGAATAAATCCAGTTACAAAAGAAAAAATGCACACTATAACAGCATATCATAATCAAAATAAAAACTTTAAGCATTGGGAACGGCTAAAAGGTTATCAATTACGTTACATTTATTTTATCGACAAATCTTGCCGTGATAATTTAACTGTAAAGGAAATTCCTTTTTCAACAATTAATGAACTCGGTGCGGGTATGTATAAAGGGCAAAAAAAATAAGCGTTCGGATAGGATTTGCACCTTCTTTTTTTGCTGGGTTGCAAAACGTTTTACTTCATAAACTACGAACGCATTTTCATTATAGTCAAATTAACTATATTTTAAAAAGGACTGATTAAAATTAATCAAGTTGAAATTATAGCGTTTATCGCGCAAACGGCTTTGACATATATTTTTGTTGCAATTGCAACAGGGAACGCACAAAAGCAAACGGTCATAGACCAAAAAACGGATTTACGGACTACGAAAGAGGATTTAATGTCGGAGCTTAAAGACAGCCGTTCTACGCTTTTAAGGCAAAACGACACGCTTATGAAAGCTATGACGGATATTATAAAGCAATCAATCAAAGCGGAGATCGAACAGGCGTTAAAGGAGCAGAAAAAACAATGATTAAATTCGTCATACCCTTACAACCGATTTCAAAAAAGAATAGTCAACAGATATTCATAAACAGGCAGACGGGAAAACCGTTTATTGCACCGAGCGCGAAATATAAAGAATATGAGGCGGCGGCAGCTTGGTTTATTCCGAAGCATAAACGGATAAATGAGCCTGTTAATATCAAATGCCTTTTCTATATGAAAAATCGGCAGAAATGCGATTTAACGAATATGCTTGAAGCGATTGATGATATTATGGTGCGCGTGGGCTTGCTTGCCGACGATAATTACACAATCGTGAGAGGGCATGACGGCTCTCGAATCATGCACGACAAAGAAAATCCGCGCACAGAGGTTTATATCGAATACTTAAAAGACGGTTAAACGCCGTTTTTTTGTTGCGTTCAAAAACTTAATAAAAAATATGTTGCAAATCGCGGATTAATGTTATATTATCGTCTTGTAACAAAATTAAAGGAGTTTTGAAGTAATGAAAACATTAGAAATTGAGAAAAATCGTCTTGAAAAAGTAGAGAGCAAAAAACGAAAGTATTTTGATCTATTTAAGCAATTCGGGCAAGAATATTATTTAGAAATGGCGAAGGAACAAGCGGCGATTGCCGAAAGCATTAAAATTCGTATTAACCGCGCTGAACGTGCAAAAAACAAAGCAAAAGAAGATTTTCGCGGGCGTTCGTCATTAGATCGAGCAATTAAAGAATTACAGCTCGAAATGGCGGCAAAAGAAGCGGGAATTTATAAAGAGCCTATATGTGCAGGAACATCGTCAATCACAGCGACGGCGATCATCGACGAGATTATCGAAAGCGAGTTTGACGCAGACAACAAATTATTGATGATTAAATTGTTTTTAGAAAATCATTTATCAACTTTAGATATTGACGGATTATTACACGACGAAATGATTATAATTCCGAAAAAACGGGTAAAATAAAACCGTGGGATAATGACGGCGGTTGTTGGAAAGAGCAAAGCGAAATTCGCTTTGCTTTTTTGTTGCGATTTGCAGAGTTTTGGATCATTTTGCTTTGAAATGTTGACAAAAATTTTAGACAAGTGTATATTGAAATTGAAAATTCCATACTACTATGCAAACAGAAGGACGAAAACGGCGTAATTGAATAACGCGCATTTCGTCCGTTTTTTTATATACAAAGGCGGGGGAAATTGTGGGTAGACCTTCGAAATACGAAACCGAAGTAAAACCGCACTTAAAAGAGATAAAAAACGCGGTTGCAAGCGGCGCAACGGTTGAAGAAATCGCCGACGCGTTCGGTATAGCGGCAAGTACACTTCACAAATATAAAGCCGAAAAAAAAGAGTTAAAAGAGGCTTTTGCGCGTGGGCGTAAAATAATTGTATTTGAAATTAAAGCGGCATTATTAAAAAAGGCTCTTGGCTTCGAATACGAAGAAGAAAAGCGCGTCGGGCGCAAAGACAAAAGCGGTGAAAACATTGTGCTTGTCGAAAAGTACAAGCGTTATAGTGCGCCGAGCGAAACGGCGGCGGCTATGCTTTTAAGAAATTATGATGATAACTGGCGCGATAACGACAAAGCGAGCGCGGAGATCAGGCGGCAAGAATCAGACCTTAAAAAAGCGATTGCCGAAGCGAACAATTTTGATTTAGAGGTGTAACGAATGGAAAGCGGAAAATATTATGTTATCGGTTACGGGAATAATTTGCTTGAAAGCATGACAAAAGAGCAGATTCTCGCGGCAATTACGCAAGCTGTTGAAGGTCATGTAATAACAGATGTTGACACGGGATTTGTAACAAAGATCAAAGAACAAAAAGGCGGCGATCCGCTTATGTTTTGGGTAGGATCAACGGCAGAATATAACTCCCTTGAAACAAAAGCTCCAAACTGTTTTTATATCCTTACAGATGATACAGAGCTTGAAGATATACAATCATTAGTTAATGAATTAAACACAAAAGTAAATGAAATTGCAGAGAAATCAATTTCAACGATAAATGATCATGATCTTCCTGACGGGTGGAGTTGGCACGTTCATGTTTATGCTTCGGGATTTGTTGAAGCGTGGGGAGCAAAAAGCGTCACGAATATAGATGTTAAATCGCAAGAAGGAAATATGTATGTCATGGCAGACGGCGGTGTTTCAATTAGCTATCCAACAGAAGTTACAGGAGAAAACTTCACGCAAAAAACTTTTAACCTCGGTTGGAATGGCTCATATTACGGAATCCCATTCTGCAGAACTGGAATAGCAGGCGGTGACAGAATGAACATTATGAGAGCGATAACGGCTGAAGGCATATCAGGAACATTCTCGATTTACATGACTGGTTTCAAATCGTGAGGTGGAAAAATGGCATATTTTAAGGGCAAAAAAATAATTTTTTCGCCGCACATTCACATTATAGAAAGCGGTGTCGGTATTGAATCAAAAGGCGTTGATTTTATCGACTATGACGGAACGATAATTTATTCGTTTACAGCAGCAGATTTTGCACAGCTTTCAGAAATGCCGCCGAATCCGTCACATAATGGATTGACCGCGCAAGGTTGGAACTGGACGCTTTCGGACGCGAAAAATTATGTTGCGGCAAACGGACGATTAATAATCGGTCAGAATTATATCACAACCGACGGAAAAACAAAGCTATATATCAAAATCCCGACAGAGGGAAGAATGACATTTACGATCTATTTCTCGCAGTCGGTAGCGAACGGCGTAACGGTAGACTGGGGCGACGGTACAGCAACGGAAACTGTGTCGGGAACAGGAGTTGTCAATACATCGCACACATATTCGACAACGGGCAAATATACGATAACGCTGTTGCCCGATGATGAATGTGCGCTTGTACTTGGAAGCAATACAGCAAATCCAATGATAGGCGGCTATGCCGCTAACGCAAACGCTCTTGAAAAGGTTGAAATCGGAAAAAACGTAGCAGAAGTAACGCAGTCGTGTTTTTCTACTTGCCGTGGTTTAAAATCCGTTTCAATCCCAACAAGTTTAATGACCTTTGGGAACGGCTCGTTTTCTACAAACGCAGAATTAAAAGGCTTTGTAATTCCGACAGGAGCGACGACGTTATCGTCGAGTATGTTAAGCGGCGCGGCTGTAAATATCCGCATTTCAATTCCTCTTTCGGTTACAACATTGGGCGAAAGTGTATTTGCGACAAATAGCGGTTTGACAGATGTGGTTATTCCGTCGGGAATTGAAAATATCAGCAATTATGCGTTTTTGAATTGCAGTACACTTTCAAAAGTAATAATTCCGCAAGGTGTAAAAACAATCGGATTATATGCGTTTCAATCAACGTTTTCGCTTGCGGCAATTACGTTGCCGTCAACGATAACAAACATAAATAACAGCGCATTTTCAAATTGCGTTTCGTTAAAAGAATTTCACATAAAAGCGACAACGCCGCCGACGCTCGGATCAAGCGTTTTTTCAAGCGTGTCGAACGACTTTGTGATATATGTTCCGACAGCTTCGGTAAATGCTTATAAATCAGCTTCAGGTTGGTCGTCATATTCAACAAAAATTCAAGGAGAATAAAAGGAGATTAAAAAATGAGTACAAAAACATTCGGAATTGATGTTTCTCGTTGGCAAGGCGATTTTGATTTCGAAAAGGCAAAAGCCGAGGGCGTGAAATTTGTCATTATTAAATGCGGCGGCGCAGACGCGGGCATTTATAAAGACATTATGTTTGAAACAAATTACAAAAAAGCAAAAGCGGCGGGGCTTGGCGTTGGAGTTTATTTCTTTGGCGCGGCGAAAAATGTTAATGAAGCAAAAACCGAAGCGGCTTCTTGCGCGGCATTTTTGCAGGGCAAACAATATGATTATCCCGTTTTCTACGATGTAGAAGCTGACAGTATGAACGTAGGAAAAGACAAGCTCACGGAGATTGTAAAAACGTTTTGCAACTACATGGAGAACGCGGGTTATTGGTGCGGCTTCTATACCAATTATGATTGGTACTTATACAAGCTAAACGGCGCAGAGCTTGCGGCTCGTTATAGCCTTTGGTTTGCATATTGGGGGAGCGAGCTTCCGAAGATCGACGGCGTTCAGATGTGGCAGTTTGGCGGCGAAACGAATTTTATTAGGACAAACAAAGTCGCGGGCGTTGTCTGCGATCAGGATTATTGTTTTGTTGATTATCCGTCGATGATTAAATCGAAAGGTAAAAACGGATATAAAAAGGCAAGCACAACAACTACTACAACAACGACAACGAAACCGTCGACAACGAAACCGTCGGCAACAAAGCCGTCCAACACGACAACGACAGCAAAGCCGAAAAAGAAATCAGTCGACGAAATAGCGCGTGAAGTAATCGCGGGCAAATGGGGCGTATATCCGCAGAGAAAAACGCTTCTTGAAAACGCGGGATATAACTACAACGAAGTACAAGCAAGAGTTGATGAATTGATGAAAAAATAATGTTTGACAGCTTATCGCAATTCTACAATTCGGAGATATGGCGAACTTTCCGCTTGCAACTTATAGAAGAACGTACAAACAAAGATGACGGGATTTTATATTGTGAGCATAGCGGAAAGCCGCTTATTAAGTCATACGATATTGTCGCACATCACAAAAAGCCGCTCACATTGGCGAACGTGAATGATTACAACATTTCGTTGAATCCTGAAAACATTATGCTTGTTTCTCAAACGGCACACAATGAGATTCACGGGCGTTTTGGTTATGTGGCGCAACGAAAGGTTTATTACGTTTATGGTGCGCCATGTTCAGGCAAAACAACATTCGTCAACAGTATCAAAGGCAATTCGGACATTATATATGACGCTGATAACTTATGGGAATGTATCACGGGCGTTCGATATGAAAAGCCGAAAGCATTGAATGATAACTTCTTCAAGCTGCGTGACGCTTTGACCGACATGATAAAGGTTAGGGCGGGGCGTTGGGATAAAGCATTTTATATTGAAGGCGGCGCGAGAAAAAGCGACAGAGAGCGCATGATTAAGTTATTAGGCGCAGAGCCTATTTATATTGACACGGACAAACAAACGTGTTTAGAACGGCTTGCAAGTGACGATAAACGCACGGAAGCGCAAAAGCAACAATGGAACAAATATATTGAACAATGGTTTGAGGATTACACGGTATGAGTACAGAGGTTATAGTCGCGCTTATAACGGGCGCATTTACATTCGCGGGTGTTGTATTAACGGTATATTACGGCAACAAAAAAACGGTTATGCAGATTCAGGCGCAAGCAGAGCAAACACGGCAAAAGAACTTGGCGCAAGCTGAAATTACGCGAGAGAAAATTGCACAGCTTGAAAAGAAACAGGATAAGCATAATAGCGTTATTGAACGTATGTATAAAGTTGAACAGCATTTAACTGACATAGATCAGCGCGTCTGTAACCTTGAAGATAGAGTTAATTAAACCATATCAATATATAGTGATAATGATTATCTATTAATGATTAATTAATCAATAGATAAATGATAAATGATTATCACTATTAATAATTCATAATGAGTTTTACTTTTCATTAGGCATACTCCTTGTAAAAAAAATAAAAAAAACAACGCTTTTGAGTGCGGCGTGACGGATTGTTTTTTCGTTTTAAACGTTTTTCTTCCGTCTAATGCCCCCCCGTTTGATAAATTTCGGCAAGCCGTTTCATAC